TCAGATGGATTGAGAGAATCAGTACTCACTGGATTCATGTAATATTAATACAGTAGAGTAGATGAATGAACTAAGAGGGAGAATGTTTGTCTTTGGAGTCTTTGTTCCCTCACTGTTCATTAAGTAAAAGGGAGGAAGAGAGCTTGTCTCGATTCCTCCCCGTCGGGGATCGGGTCCACCCTTCCCTCCCCCCTTTTTAGTCCGCCCTGTTCAAATCGATTGATATAACTAAAGTGTTAAATTTAGTTAAACCCACGTAGGAATGGTGTTTTTACCACCTCCTCTTGCTTGTCTTTTTTGATCCATGGACATACCCAAGACGATATGATTTGTCTCGGATTGGGGGTCGTCAAGAAAAGCTTCCAGCATGTCTTGCCACTCTTCTCGTTTACGTTCTTTGATAACTTCTTGAGCGGAGATACCCATAGCATCTGTGAAGTATTTAACTCCTTGAGCAAGGGCGTCTAATCTGTCGTCGTGTCGGATAGCACCACGTTCCCGACACATACGACTCATTTGATAGAAGAGCATGTAAAGTAGACGCTTTTCTGGGGCTTCATCTGGGTTTGATTTAAAGTCCCATTCGACCACTTGCCTATCAACAACAAGGCGATGCTGATTAAGAACAGGCTCAAGGGCATCAATAATACGATCTTCTTTCCTGACATTTGCACGGACTTCTTCAACGTCAATACCTAGTTTAAGTTGTTGTAAATGTTTTTTAAATAGCTCTGCAACGATACCATCACCAAAGTTTGTCTCAATGACAAGTTTAGTAACGTTGTACTTTTTACATCCTTTTAGAATGTCCAGGAGTGTGTTATCTGAGTATCCGTCTCGGTAAGCTCGCATTTCATGCAAGTACAAGAAACCGTTTCGTTGGGAGATAAAAGCCGCAGCTGTCTCATCTGAGCCTCTACCCGACGGGTCAACTGAGCAGATTGTTTCTTGGTAATCCCCCCACTCTCCTTGGAGCTGCATTGGAGTGTAGAAATAATCCCCAGGTAGTCCGACAGTTGGTAAGTCTTTGATGACGTTTTTAGGATCTGAGCACCAGATGACGCTATCAGGAGCGGACTTAGGATTAACACTGGTGATGACAAGATCAGCCATCTTAAGTGGGAACTTCTCAGCGTCACTAAGGGACGTGTCAAGCATGAACTGCAACATGAAGTTGCTACGTCCCATAGATGCTTCACGTTCAACAAGGTCTTCATGATCAAAGCGGTCAGGGTCAGTTACACTCCAAGGTTCAGCACCGTTATCAATTGTTTCTTGGAGTTGAGGAGCAATCAACCCTTCGTAACTTGCTAGTTTACGTGGTACCCTAGCAGGCCAAACAAAAGGTCTGTAGTTACGTTCTGCTAGCTTACGGTAGATGGTAAACACCGTTTGAGGAGTACCAAGGTACATAATCCTACTGTCTTCCTTTGGTGTAAGGATAGACTCAGCCTCAGTGCACAGCTGTAGAAGTTTCTCCCTCATCATCTCCGTCATCGAGTTACCGGGAACCTCAATGTCATCAAGGATCATCAAATCAGCACGTGAACCCGTAAGCTGACCCGTGATACCCACACTCTTTACGGACGGAGCTTGGTGAGGAGGACAGTTAATATCAAAAGAAATACGAGACCACCTTGCACTGTCTGTCTTAGGTTGCATATGACTAAGCCAAGGGGTCTCGATGATAAGCTTCTGAAGAAAGATAGACATGTTATCAGCCCGCTCTTTTGAAGCGGAGATAATCATGATCTTCTTTTCGTTGTCTTTAAATAAAGTCCAAAGTACAAAAGCGCCAGTAATCCAAGATTTACCAACTCCTCGAAAAGCCTGGATTTGTAAACGCTTAGGACCGTGTTGAAGATAGTCAGCAATAGCATACTGAGCACGGGTAGGGGATGGTAGGTCTAGTTGAGCCCACAACGCTTGCAGAAATAACTTAAAGTCATCCCTTAACAGCTCTAATGTATTCATCGTTTCTCCAAGTAGTTGGTCCGTTGGGGACGTTAGGTAAATGTTGCTTCACAGTAAATCCAGTTCTATCCTGGACAAACAAAGGGTGCGTCTTAAGTGATTCGTACTGTACATCAAACCACTGATCTTTCCGTAGCGTCTGCTTTAGTAGATCAATATATTCATAACAGTGTTTAACATAAGACGTGTAAAAGTTAGGATCAGTTGCGTAATCTTGATACCACTCAATACGTTCCATGCTTTGTACAATGTCTCCAGGAGAACGATACATAAAAGCAAAACAAACGTTAGGTATCATGTAAGATAATTCCACAACTGCTTTCAAAAGAAAAGGAGCTTGAACAACTGCCCTATCCGGTAAAGGAAGGGAGTATTCAAGCTCATCAACAAATACACCGCCAAGATCATGAGCAAGGATATTCGCAGCAATGCGTGAGCCTGCTCTCTGTGGTCCTGTAACGATGATTGGGGCGGTCATAGGTATATTCTAGCGTAAAGGTGGGTAGAGGGGCGTTCTAGGGGCTTCTACGTGGGTCTCGGAGTTTAGCAAAATTAGCCTTAAATTCAGCAAGCTCTTTACCTTTCAAGGTTTTAATAGTTTTGTTGTACCACCAATCATGTGCTTTATAAGCAATGTCCCTACTAGGTATAGCAATTTCTTGTAAATACCTATCGTAAGCTTGCATTAGTTCGTCAGCAGATGTGACCTTATCTAATCCGTAGCGTTTAATCATTTCTGGACCTGTTCTACTACCATACTCCAATCCGGCTTCTTTTAAAAGATTATGTAAAGCCATAGGATCTTTTTTAGCAGTGGTATGGGTAATCTCTCCCATATCAAGTAAATTTTTTCGCACATTACCAGGGACAAGATCGTACTTTTCAGGCCAAACAAAGAAATTAACTAAATCATCCTTGTTTGCAACTCCTTCATTCATTAAACGCATTAAAGTTTCGACAAAAGGTTTTGTTTCTGCTTTAGCTAAAACATGGTGCTGTTGAGCCTTTTTTAAAACATCATAAGGGTCTTGAGGCCTAGCCTCTTGTAATGTTTTAAGCTCCCCACGTTTTCTAGTTTGTTTAGAATACGGAGATTCTTTTAATCCCTCAAAAAAGGAGTAAAGATCTTCAGGATTGTAGTCAAACGTTGATAAGTCACCTTTTCTAATTGATTGGATTTCAGATATTTCTTTTTTTAATTTAGCTTCACTGATGTTTCCAGCTTTATAAGATTCTTTTAAAGTGTTAATGACTTCTTGCCAAGCCGATTCTCTAGCTTCAAAACGCTCAACAGCTGGTGCATATTTTGGATCTGCTGCAGAACCTAAACCCGCTTTAGGTGAAGTCCATTCAGGTGATGTAGTGGACATAAATACACTACCACCTTTTATATTAGGTCGAATAGATACAGGAGTAGACATAGGAGCAGCTCCAGCCAAAGCAGGTACCATACCTGTAGGTGGAGTCATTAGATCATCTGCTAAATCTGCTAAACCTCTAACACCTGTTTTAACAGCTTGTGTGACAGCAGGTTTAGTTGCAGTAAACCCTGCTTTTAATACTTTACCTGTACCTAAAGTTACTAACTCATCAGTAATAAAACGGCTTGTGTTAGTTCTTCGGCTAACTTCTTCCATAAAATCACCAACAAAGTTGACTCCACCTCTTACAAACTGCAGACCTGCCACAATTTGCTGTTGTTGGTACAATGGGAGCGAATAATATGCTTCAGCTGCTTGGGCAGCACCTGCTTTAGCAACATCTACAGCAGTCTGTTTAATCGGTTCGGGGATGCTTTTAATAACCTGACCAACACCTTGGGTAATATCACCCATAATACGTTGCCCAGTAATCTCACCAAACCTAAACTCACCTTCTTTTTGTAATTGATTGTAAGAAGCTTCAGACTGCCAACCGTAATTCTGACCAGCCCATTTAACAGGCTGACCGTTTAAAACAGCAGGTGTACCTATTGGACGTACTTCTTCATTACGTTGAGCAGCCGGTACACCTTGAAGTTCTTGAGAACGACCTTCAAAGACACGACCACTCCAGTCAATAACTCTTCTGCTTTGTCTAACAATCGGGTCTAAAATTTGACCGGCTAGTGTTTGATAAGTGTCCTCTTCATTCATTATTGAATATGCGAAATGATTAATTGTTCACGTGGTGTATGCCCAAACGTCTGCCTCATCCACGTGAGCCAGTTATTCGTTCCTTTGTTCTGATTACATTTCCTGCAGGATGGAACCAAGTTTCTTGTGATAGTTTGTCCTCCATTAAAACGAGGTATAACGTGATCAAGAGTAAGTTCATTAAGTTCATAAGTTTCTCCACAATAGACACATTGACAATTGAAGTGTTCCTTAATGGCTTTACGCCACATCCGTTTAGCTTCGGGACTTGTCATGGTTATTAAATTTTGCAGGTAGTGATCAGGACTTGGGAAAAGCGGGGTCATGCTTTCTTGCCTTTACGGGCTCTGTTTTTAGAAGCAATTTCTAGGACTGTAGATCCATCCTTTTTATGGGATACATCTTTACCGTCACCATTCCCGTAGGTTCCACGCTTTCTGTTTTCCTTATTAAGCTCAGTACGCTTTCTAATTTGTAGTTGACTAGAGTCATATTTCTTTTGATATGACTTGTAGTTACCGTTAGCATATTTAGGACCGCTGTATTCAGACTTTCGGGCCATAAAGCCTCCGTTGAACAAGTTCAGGATCAATTGCTGGCAGAATGTTTGCCAATTTATCTAGGGAGTTACCTTCAAGAGCAACACCACTAATGTCATTTTTAGCCAGCCAGTCACACGCAGCCTTAAGGTCTTGTGTGCTGGCTTCTCCAGATTTGATGCGCTGTAGGAACTCTGTGGTTACGAGGTTGTGAAGCTCGTTAAACATGTCCTCAGATGCCTTTTTCTTAGACATTTTTCATTATGATTTTGTCTAGTTTGTCTTCGATACGATCCATGTGTTCTTCCATCTTTGCCATCGTCTTTTCTAAGTCAGACTTTTGGACATAAGAGGAGACTACACGGAGTTCAAAGGTGTCCACACGCCTATCTATTTCAGTGATACGGGCGTGGACAGTGTTAATACGGCTGTGTAGGCGGTTAGTAAGAGCGGTGATGCCAGCAATGATTGCTACTGCACCGGATACAATCGCTTCAGTCATGTCTGTTGCATTGGTCGAAAGGTCATAAACCAGCCGGAACCTGACCCTTCAACTTCCCAGCGAGGTAGCCAGTTCTTCCACGAGTATTTGACGGACTTACCGCCTTTGCCAATAGTGACGTAGCCACCGTTGACGTTATCCATTTCACCGTATGGATCATGGAAGATACCTTTGTCCCCTTCATCGCCAATAAGCAGCATCCAATGACCACCGCCACGTGGTGAGGAGACGTGTCCTTTATGCAGGATGCCTGTCGCTACAGGAAAACCCATGTTGAGTTCATTGAGAAGCGTATCCTTTGTACCTTTCTGGGAGAAGGTAGCAAGAACACCGTACTGCTTACAGGCTTTGAGATGGGAGGTGTATTCAGTTGTATCACCGTATTTAAGGACAGTCCTTAGATAATCATCATCTGCATTACTACCTTTCAAGGCATCAGGACGGAGATACTTGATTGCCATAGCACACGTGGAGCTAAAGCACATCCGATCTCCGTGACCTGTTGCACTATCAGTTTGAGGGTAGTACTGCTTAACACTGAGCAGTACCATGATAATTACTTAAGTGTATCCTTAATCTGTTGAAGCTTGTCGTCTTCTTTACGAAGAGGCTTCAGAGCGTTGATACCGCCAAGGATCAGCTGTACAACGCCATTGGACTTCAGTTTAGTAGCACCGACAATTTCGGAGCCAAGAAACAGTCCAAAGAAAAGAAGGGTCTCATAGGAGACTTTGATGCCAAGGATGGTAAGCATAATTCTATATAAGGTAGAAGATCGGAAATAATCCGATTATTTAATCCCCAGCGAACACCCGATAGGGAGCCTGAGGCGTGACGACAAACTGGCTCCACCCAGTAGGCAGCTCGCCTTTGTAGTTGACGTGCCAGCCGTTCATAGGGGTGGGAGGCGTGATCACCTCACCAGTGTCAGGGTCGTAGACACCATCGTCGTTGTAGATGACGCCAACGATGTCCATGGCATGATCGTGGGTGTAGCAGATGTAGCCGCCCGGATCGTCGCCAACAGGCTCGTTGTAAAGCCCGGCAACTTCAGCAGCGGTCTGGAAGGTGGCTTCGTCAGTGAAGCGAAGGAAGGTTGTGTTCATGATGGTTACAGGGTAAGAGCCTGAAGTTGTGCGTCAGTTAGACGCCGATCGTAGTAGTTTAGGCGGGAGATGGTTCCGGTTAATTCTTTCGCAATATACAGCGTAGTAGAAGTCTGTTGGACAATAACAGTTTCTGTATTGGTTTCTTGAATTAAACCATTTCTAACGGTTGCATTGCTTCCGGGACTATAACCAAAAACAAATCGGTTATTTCCTACCGTAATGCCCGTGGTCAGCCAACTTGATGTATTTGACCAGTTATTAGCTCCATTTGCCTGAACAGCATAAAGTGTACTTGCTCTGTACACATAACCCGCTACTGTACTAGATGTTGTACCAACACCCAAAAACTGCGTATTGGTATTTAGGGGATTTGCATTAAAAATCATCTGCATTGTCCCCTCACTCTGGTTATACCAGCTTGAGAAGTTAGTCCCCGTCATACTGGCTACGTCTGCGCTGCGGGTGGCGGTTGAAGACGTGGTTGGGATGTAAGAAGTGGCGAAAGTAGCATCCTCCGCCTGAGCACCCCAAATCAAGATTCCTTTGACACCATCAGCAGTTGTGATCTGTGAGCTACTACTATTGTCTCCAGGGAATATCCTGAATTGCTGTGTTGAGGCGAATCCAGTTTTGATAAGAGTGCAACGATACCAGCCGTTTGCTAACGCCTGAATCTGTCCAGTCGCGTTGGTTTCAGTGACAACAGTTCCATTTGCAAGATTAAAGCGAACACTTCCAGAAGTTCCTACGGCTATCGAGGCATAATCCATTCCAGCAGCCTTCATATAGACAGTCAGGCTCCAGTTAGAGGCATTTATAGTGCCCCTGCGAATATAGTTAAAACTCTCATTTACTGGAATAAACTTGTCTGCCGTTGTGGTTCCGTCAGGCGCTGTTGCAAAATTAGTAGAAACTGATGCACCAGGAGTATTGTTGGAGACTGTTATTGTCCATTGGGAAAAATCTTCGCTATATGTTTGGAGGTTCGTCCGACTCTCCTCAACCAGCAACCCCAAGCTATTCCTATCACTGTCGTGATCGAACCTGGCTCCGTTGCTAGCCGCCGTCCTCACGATGCCGAACTCATCGACATACGTTCCAGTGCTAGCCCGTGTAAAGGTGATGCGTGGATCGAGCCGTTTAGTGTTGGCAAAGTCCAGGTTTAACGTTGGCGCTACGTCAGGGAATAAGTGGCGTACTGTCATAGCGTTAGCGCCTGCAGTTGGGCGTCAGTGAGGCGGGTGGGGTAGTAGGTGAGGCGGGCGATAGGTACTGCTGTTGTATTACCAGCCTGATTTGCGCCAATTCGTAGTTGAGTTACAACAGGAACTGTGCCGGATGTATCGGTCACAGCCGCTGCCCCGTTCAGGGATGTAGAAAAGTCATTGCTGCCATAAACCGCCGACTGGCTATTAATTGCTGTGGAACTTGCAGTGCCTGCAGTGATGTCTGCCTGTGCTGCTCCACTTGTAGTTACAGTGAACTTTTGGCTGGATGTTGAGGTGTAAAGCTCAATGCGATTATTCGCCGTGTTGTCATCTACGCTCAATACTGGTCTTGTGCCAGAGAGCTTCGCACGGAAATTAGCTTGGAAAGTACCCGTAGATGCACTCCACCAACTACTAAATCCGGTTCCAGTCATACTGGCTACGTCAGCACTTCTGGTAACCGTGGAGCCGCTGGTGGGGATGTAGCTGGTGGGGAAGGAGCCTGCTTCTAGTTGGGCACCCCAGATATATACAGAGTTTGTTGAATTAGGGCGAATTAGAACTCGTGTAGTTGCATAGAGGCTAGAAGATACACTTAGCGTTAGCCGTATCCAGCCATTGCCAACACTTTGCGCAGTGCCGGTGGAGCCAGTGTTATTGCTAAATGCGCCCGTGGCAAATGTATAAGTCGTCTGATGGAATGCGTTGTTGAGATTACCAAAAGCAATACTTACCGTTGTTGCATTGTTGTTTTTAACATAAAAAGACAGTTGTAGTGCAGTGCTAGAGGAAATTGAGGAGACGGTTTGGTAAAGACCAGACGCTAAGAACCCAGTGCCTG